CTGGGGTGTCGGTCTTTCGGGCAGGGGTTCGACTCCCCTCAGCTCCACCAAAAGGTGCAAATCCGAACACCTTATTTTTCGTAAAACATTGTTTCGGGTTTGTTTTGCATATCGAAGAAGTAGGCTATTTTTAGTCTACTTCTTTCTTTTTGGGTTCGGTATAGGTAAGAGCCTGTGTAGAGTCCGTAACACCAGCGGTAGTCGGGTCGTTTACAACACCGAGAATAACCAGTACGGTAAACACAGCATTTACTACATCGAGCAGTCTATCGCCCAATTCGCCCAAATCCAGCGTATAGCCAAACACAGCGGCTACAACCTGTACCAGCAACAGTACAGCCGGGATAATAGTCAGCCAAAAGGTCTTGTTCTTAATTCTTACTTTCCAGTTAATCATAGGTTTTTCCTCCTTTAATTTGGTGTTGAAGTAGTAAAAGTAGTTGTTCTTATGATTTTGCGGTAACTTTTGATAGATACACGCATATAAGGCGAAAGTTTACGCAAAAACCACTTTTCCACTACTTTTACTACTTCATAAGCTCATTTACTTTCGCCTGTACAGCGTTATAGTCATAACCAGCCTGTGTCAGACGAGTTTTTCTGTCAGCACCGTTCCCCCATTTTCCGGCGATAACTTCCTTTGCAAGCTCCGTTACAGACTTTTTCTTTTCGGTAGAAACTGCTGTCCCGGATTTAGTAGTAATGAAAGCGTCAAAACCAAGTGCGGTAATCTTTGCTTTCATATTTTCAGCGTTAGACTTCTTACTGAACGCTCCGACCTGTACCTTATACAGACCATCGACCTTAACCATGTATGTATCAAATCCGGCTTTCTTAATCTTTTTCACCATAGCGTCAGCATTGGCTTTCTTAGAATAAGCCCCGACCTGTACACGATACAGGATTTCAGTCGTAGGCTTGTCCTCAGTCTTTTCCTCGGTAGCGTTCAAACGCTTGTTGACCTCAGCGGCGATTTCTCCATGTCTATTATAGAGATAATCTCCCGGACAACTCTTGTTTGCGTAATCACGATGTACGGTCATATTACAACCGTTTTTGTGATTTACTCTGTCGCTCTTACTCGTAGACCAAATGAGCTTCTTGATACCGTTACGCTTGCAAATATCGGTAACAAGGTCAATGAGAGCCGCATACGCTTTGTCATTGACAGCGTAAGGGTGGGTAGTATCACTTGCTACCTCAATCGTGATTGCCCTATGGTCGTTTGCCGCATTGGAAGAACACCAAGAACGGTCTTTCTCCTCGACATACATACCAATTCTACCGTCTACACCGACTCCATAATTGGAAGAAGCCTGTCTGCTGGTAGGGGCGAAGATGTTTCCGAGAGTTTCAACAGAGCATTGACCGACTACACAATGGATTGTGATAGTGTCGATTGCATGATTTCTCGGACTTGTCCTGTTTGGACTGATTTTGGTATAAGATACCAAAGGACTGTTTGTGTAACCCATTTCGTTTACCTCCTTGTCGTATGAAATTAGGTTGTATCGACTTATGACATTCATAAGATTGTCAACATAATTTAGGGAAGTAGCGTAACCGTCTGCTTTGATATTTTCAAGATACTGCTTAGGGTCTGTTACACCCTTGAGATTAGCGTAGTTGGAGATATTGATAAAATCGAAATAACCGATTACTCCGTTTTCCATATCCGCAAACTTACACCACTCCATAGAGGAGCTTGTATAACTTCCGTCAGCGTTTTGCTCACTACCGACTTTTGTATAGATACCGATACAGGTCTTACACCTGTTTTTACGATACTTCAAGCCGAAGTAGTTATGAGCATTTACAGCGAGTTCGGAAGTGCCACTCGCACTCTCCAAGATTGCTTGAGCAATAATCGGAGAGTACACAGCGATACCATAAGAGGGAGCATACTTTTTTACAAGTGCCGCTATCTGTTCAATAAACGACTGATTGCTCATATTTACCCCTCCTGTTCTCTGAGAGGAAGTTTCTCTACCTCTTTCATAATCTTTTCTGCTGTACCGTTGCCGCCCAACATTTTATAAGGAATATACAAATAATCGTGGAGATTTTCGTAATCGTCCTTAGTAATGTAGCCCTGTTTTATGTAGCAAGAACCGAGATAGATAATGCGGTCGTGTCCGAGACCTTTAAGCATTTGACTCTCGGCACTATCTTTTTTATCTTTTCTCTGAATGAGAAATGTAAGAAAAGCCCAAAACCCGGTACTTGCGAAAACAGCACCAACGATACTTACAATTAGTGTGGTTTCTGAAATCATAGTGTGTTCTCCTTACTGTGATAGAGAGGGAGAGAAGTTCTCCCTCTCCGTTAATTGGTTACTCGGTGTAGACCTCCCAGCCAGCCGGATATGCTTCGGGACTCCAAGTATTAGCGTCAATAGTGGAGATATACAGCGTACCGTTGTAGCTGACAATATCGCCCTTATTGTATGCGTCCGTAGCTCCCAAAGGTTGTACCCATTCCGGGTAGCCGCTTTCGCTCACACCAATCGCCTTATACAGACTCACAGCGGTATCGGGAGTCCATTCAGCGGAGCTTGTGTGGTCTTGGAGGACTTGATAAAGCTGAGGGTCGCCTACGGAGTTTACACCATAGGAAAATACCTCTTTTGTTTTATAAGCCACTCCAACAGCATAAGCCGGATATACAGAGGGAATTTCCAACATCATTTCAAGCTGAGTATCAGCGTCAAGCGTACCTACAAAATATTGCAGAGCTTTTCTCATTTCTAAGGCAGTCTGAGTCAAATTCATATTACTGTACCTCCCCTGTCAAAAGTGCGTTCATAGCCTGTCTCATTTCCTCAAGTTCGAGGGAGAGAGCTTCTTCTTTCTTCTGCTGTGCGGTCTTTTCTCCAAGAACGAACCAAGACTTACCGTTGTCTACACGATTGCTCATAAGACGCATATCGGTAAAGGTCTCGGTAGTCTCGCCATCGGAGATTACTACGGTATCAAGACCACCCTCAAATACCGAGTCCTCGATAATCGTCTCGGAAATGTAATTATTTCCGTTGAGTTCGAGGTTCTTGAGTTTCGTACCATTACTCAATGTGATTGTGTACATTTTTACATACCTCCTTTAATTGTTCGTACAAAGTACATATATTTTGCCTTTGTAGTTTGCTCATAAGTTTGTAATGACCCTTAAACCACGATTGAAACCAATTCTCGAAATCCGTAGGACTGAGAATGTAGCAGAGCTTTTTCATTTTTCTTCTCATAGCGGTAAGACGCTTAGGATTGATTTTTTGAATAACCCTACCTGTTTCGGTCAGCGAGTATTGGACTTGTAAAAATCTCCAATAGTCCGACAGCTTGCAAATTCGAGTTTTCTTCAAATTGACGGTTATACCGATACTATTTGCGATACGGACAATATCTCGTAGCAAATCCTCTAAGAACTCTTTACTCTCGTGAATAGCGTAACTATCGTCCATATACCTACCGTAGAATTTCACACCCTTAACGATTTTGACATAGTTATCAATCTCCATCGGGTATGTAATTCCGGCGACCTGTGCTACTTGGTCTCCGATGTTTAGGTGTTTCGCCATAAACTTTTCGCCTGTAAGTAGCTTTCTGTCGATTGCTCCATGTTCGAGCGAGTTAAACACCGTATTCATACAGTTAGCGTATTCCTCGTCTGTCATATACGAAACATCGACTTTTGCGTGGTCGATTGTCTTTCTCAGAAGCCATAATGCGTGTTCATTATGAATAAACTGCTCAAACTGTTCGATTAAGTCCTCGTGTCTGATATTGTCGTAATACTTCGAGAAATCTATCAGTAGGATATATCCGTCATTTGTTTTGTGCTGAGAGTAATACTTACGAAGATGTACCAGCAGTCTTCGTCTTTGGAAGTCAATACCCTTGTGTGCAAGACTCGCTCCATTGTCATAAATCAGATATTTACGAATGATAGGTAGGAGCTGTTCATCACATAAGCTGTGTTTTACTATTCTGTCGGGTATTTGTTCGCCGCTGACATATCGTGTTTTACCTCGTTCCCTTAATACGAAATTCGTAGCCGGGAGAAATTCATACTCTTTATTCTCAACCTCCGTTTGTAACTTCGAGAGACCTAAGAGATAGGTCATTTCAAACTGTTGGACTTGTGGTTTCCAGTCACTTCCTTGTTTTGCTTTCACAAAAGCGTCATATAATGAATTTCCATCAAATATCTCACGCTGATAACCACAGTTCTCGTAAGAAGTGGTGTCGTGTTTAGCATTTACCATAAGGAAGGACAATCTCTCCTTTCTCTGTCCGCAAAACGCTCAAATGGCTATTTAATTGCGGAATTGAAATCGGGGCGAACACCGTTAGCGTTAGAAGCGTTGTTGTAGTTCGCATTACCGTTGTTGTTGACATTGGCAAAATTAGAAGCGGAATTAGAGATTGCCCCTTTGAATTTGTTGTCAGATTTTCTCCAACCTTTTATGAGGTTTATTTCCGTCTGTATTGCGTCCCCGAACCTTGTAAAACTGTTCACATCGACAGGGAGTGTTTCGATTGCATATTGCAATTCCTGTACGAGCTTATAACAATAACCAACAGCCCTGTCTTGGTGGAGTCGTCTTTCGACATATTCCTCCCAACAGGTAGGGTAAATACTGTTTGCAATATAAACCTCCTGTGTAATGTCTCTCAGACAGTCCGTAACGACCTTACGCTCGTCAGCGATAAACCACTCGTCAAAGGCTATCCAACGCTTCTTTAGCCTGTCGTAAATCTCTTTTTCTTTGTCGGTAAGTTCTTCATAACTTCTACCTCCGAGTCTCTTTTCAAGACGCTTCTCAGCTTTCTCGAAGCTGTAACCGAAATCACGAAGCAGTAAATCAGTAATGTCTCGTCTCAATTTATTCAAATGGTGGAAAACCTCAAACTGAGACGCTTTCCTTTTACTTTTCAATACTGACATAATTTAATACCTCACTTGTGCTTTACTTCGCCCCACAAGGGGGCGAAGATTTTTGATTAACAGATTGAGAAAGCGGGGCGAACACCGCCAGCGTCAGAAGCGGAGTTGTAGTGCGCAAGACCGGTGTGGGGGACAAGGGCAAAATGAGAAGCGGAAACTACATCACGCAACCAAAACCACGCTCTGTTAGAAATCATATCCGGTCTGAAAGCAAACAGCGGATACTGACTCTTATCTATGGTGTAACTGTTCGGAAGTGCCGAGCCATTACATACATTTCCGAAAATCTTACAACCGTACACATTCTGTTCGGTCATAAGCTCTACGGTACTGTCGTACCAGCTACCACCCGAAGCATAACCATCGGTAACTGCGTTCTGCAAATATTGTCTGTGATTGAGAATATGAGCAGAACCGAAAGCGGCATTGATTGTCTCTTTCGCCTGTGTCAGACCCTCGGTGTACATCTTCGAGCCGACATACGCACCAGTCGTAATGTTCGTATCGTTCATTACATGGGTGTACATATTACCGTCCGGCACAAGGACTACATGATGTGTGGTACAACTTGTATCGCCTGTCTGATAGTAGTAATCAAAAGCGGCAATTCGATATACCACGCTGTTAATCGTCCAGTAATCGCCGATGTACATATCATCGAATGTACCAGCCTTAATCGCCGCAAACTGTTCAGCGGTAACGGAAGTACCGAGGGATTTTCCTCTGTAAATTGCATTGTGCGAACCAGCGTTAGTAAAAAGCAGAGGGGCAATCTTACTTTCGATAGGTTCATTTACTTTGTTGGCAAGGTTCTGAAAAGTAATCTGTTTCAGACCTGTACCATCGTGGATAAGCAACACATTATCACTCGCCGGAGCAGTAATGATTGACAAATCCGTAGCTTTTTTGGTTTCAATAGCGATAGCACTCATAATTTTTATACCTCCTTATATTTCCAATCTGCTACGATTGCTACACCTACATCGTCTACAAGCAGTACAGTACCGCTATCATCAACAGCGATAGGAACAGTAAAATCATTCTGTAATGTCATGTATTCGAGGTTGCTCAGTTTACCGTCAATTTCTGTAATCTGAGACTGCAAACTACCAGCTACATCTTCGGATAACTGGTCTTTGACTGAGTTGAACCACGCTGTAAAGAGTGCCTGTTGTTCACTCTCAAAGGTGTTCATTTCTTGCCTGTAATCAGTCTTAATCGTATTGATTGCTTCGTCTCCCTCAGCCTTGAGGTCAGATACATAGTCCTCGAAGTCTGCCTGTGTGTTGTCGGCAGTCTCTTTGAAAAGCTCCTGTTGTATCGTGAAGTAATTTTGAAAAGCTGTGTACAGGTCAGTTCCGTTTTCGAGCATAGACATAATCGTATTCAATGCTTCATTCATACGGTTAGCGTCTTTTGCCCCGAAAAACGAGTTTTCTTTGTGGCTATATACGGTTACATCTTGGAGCGAAATCGTACCATCGTCATTGTTGAGCATATTGTACTTTTTGTAGCCACTCCAAACAGCGTCCGTATAATTAACAGGTAGTAATTCCCAAGCCATTTACAATCCTCCTTTCATTCCGAAATTCCATTGAAACATTCTCCTCCCCTCTGACTCATTCGTGAGTCTGTCGTAAAGGTCGAGTATGGCATTTTCCAGCCTGTTAAGCTCTGTGAAATCCATCGTCTTTCCGTTTGCTATGTAAACTGGTGGTGTACCATACGACCTCTTGAGGGTTTTTGCATTTATTGTTTTCAGATTATCTTCAAGCTGGTTAATTTCATCAGCATAGAAGTAATCAGCCGGGGTTCTGTCCGAACCGAGAGAAACAATGGAAAATTCGGTATAGAGAGTAATAGCAAGCTCTCTAAGGTAGTCGAGGTTGTTTTTGATACGGTTAAAATCGACAGCGTTAAATCTGTCCCCGGAGTACACACCGTTCTCGTCTGTCTCTCCGTACCAATCTGTTTTAGGTGTTTCCCAAGCCATTCTTAACCTCCTATTCTTCGAGCTGTAACCTTACCCGAAAAGCTCTGATTGAAAGTAATGGTCGCTCGATAAATGTTTACTTTCATTCCCTCGTGGAACTCGTTTTCTTGATATACAACATCGTTAGCGTCAATTTCCGGGTTGCCCCTCGTGTTGTACTCGTACTCGATACCAGCGGAGTAGTATTCTCCAAGCCATTCAGCAAGGTCTTGAGCCATTTCCATATCGCTTATCAGAGGATTTTCCCATTTGATAGTAGAACCTCTGCTACGAAGCGTTTTAACAGCGTATCGCTCGACAATCTTGTATCTGTGTCCGAAAATATCCAAGCGGAAAGTACCTGTAACATTGAATTTCAGCGTTATGTAGTAATTTCCCCAAGCCACGATAGAAACATTGTCGGAGGACTCATTAAGCGTAGCTCTGAAACCGTAAGACGCTTCTCCGATGTAGTAGGTCTCCGTTGTTCCGGCAGTTACCGTAGTTTCCTCGCTAACAAGACTTTCCTCAGCAGTACCACTCTGATAGCTGTAACAAGGAACGATAACCTCTTTTACAAGCTCCTGTTTGATAGCTTTAGGAGAGGAGGTCATATCATTTCGGGTCATAGTGAAGTCCGTAATATCCCCGAAAGCGAAATGATTGAGAACAATACGGTTATAAGGTTCTGCGGTCTTGGTAAACTCAATTTTCATTGTGTCGAAATCGTCAAAATCGTGTAGGATAATCAAACGCTGAGTAATTTCTTCATCAACTTCGTATTCAGTAACCAAGTTTCCGTCCCGGTAAGTACGAATTGTCATAGCCGCTGGGAGAGCGTGTCCGAAAATCATTTTTACACCGTAGTACATACAAGCCGCTTCTTGCACAATAGTAACAACAGGGTTTGTGGCAAAATTACCGTTTTCATCGGAAATCGCACTTGATACATAACCTGTGTTTAGACCGCCGCTATTATCACGAGGTAAGAAATACATACCTCCATTTGCAACGGTGTAATTCGTAGCGAGAGTAGCATACTCGGCTTTCGTGTCCTCGTTCAGAATGTTGCCAACCTGTGAGAACTCTGTTTCGCCATTGGACGATACAGACGCTTCGGGAGTGAAAGAGGACTTAATTTGGATAAGACCATTTCTCGTCTGAGAAAGAACACATCGACAAGCATTTGCGATAATCTGCAAGGCTTCTCTGTGCTGTACCCTCGGTAGAGGGTTCTTTGTGTACAATGTCTTTAAGTGAGGGTCGATATAATACTCTGTGTAACCAGCGTCTTGTAGAACTTCTTTCGCAATATCGAAATAGCTCTTTCCGGCACTCACATACAGACCTTTGTAATACTCGGAGTTCATAGTACGGAAAATATCTTGACAGCGAATTGTTGCTGTGTAATCGTCCGACTCCCATTCGGAACAGAGCAAGTGATTACCCTTGACCCATTCGATTTCGTCCGAGTTCGGGAGCTGATAACCGTAATAAATCTCCATTTCCTGTCCTGTTTCGAGGAAGTTAATAGCGGATTTCGGGTTATCAACATTAAAATAATGGTCGTAGTTTTTAAGCTGTACCGAGAAGTCAATCTGCGGTACATCTGCCCCAACAGGGGATATATAGCTCTCAAGAGAAGAACCGATAACGGAGTCATTGTAGTAAACAAGACCGTAACCAAATCGGATATAATAAATCCTTAATCTGCTCTGAGGTTTTTTCATACTGTAAAAAATCAGCTTTACATAGGTTGTGTTTTCAAGCACTTCCTCTGTACTGAATACGGACTCGGTATTACCTCGAAATTCGATTGTCTGACCGCTACTACTTTTCATATCAAAGTCAATCGGGTAGTTCTCTCCAAAATTGATTGTGATACCTTTGAAATCCGTAGCCGCCATATTAAGGTTAATCGTGAGTTCGTATTGTGCTTCTGATACCAGCTTGTTACCGACCAAGCCGGTATCGAGATATGCGTCCGAGTTATTTCTACGAGGTAAAAACAACATCGAACCGTCTACCTTAGTGAAATCTTCCTCAAGTGTTGCGTATGAGGTCATATCAGTACGCTCGGAGAATAGAGTAGAGGTATTCGAGAAGTACGCAAAATCTCCGTCTCCGATACGAGCCTTAGCCTGTGCTTCTTGGTTAATGAGTCCGAAAGAGAGCATAATATACGCTCTCTCTCGGAGAGAAGATTTCATGCTTTCTTTATAGGCTTTAGATACCTTTTGCATAAAATCCCTCCTTTACTCTCCAACATCAATCAGATTAAACTTGCAATTTCGGTAGTGTGTCGGATTTCCGTCAGCGTCTACCCAATAAGGCTCGGCACTTCTATCGCCGCAATACATCTTGATTGTCTTTTTGGAGTTTGATACCGGGTCAATGAATGTTACATACACGAAAAACTGATTGAGTATGCTTAGTATCTTGCTCCATTGGTCGGCGGTAAGCCAAGCCCATTCAAGACCGTCAATCTTGTACTGGTCTCGACCTACACGCTGACCGACAACAGCACCGTTGGCATTTCTACCAGCGTCAACTACCGTTGTTACGATAGGTTTTACCCCTCGCTTTGGAGGAGGTAATTCATATCCATTTATCGCTAAGTAAGACATTTACACTCCTCCTTTACTTAGGTTGTTACGAACTTAAATCCATTGGCTTTCTGTTGTGTGGTAACAGCGTCCGTAATAGTACGGTTGCCAACCTGTACGATTGTCTGCTCCTCTTTATCAGCCTGTCTCTTAACATCGTCTGCCATCTGTCTTACAGTAGGCTCTACATATTCTTTATAGAACTCCTCCATAGCGTCCTTAAAGCCGATTGCGGAAATGTTGCTATTGCTTGTAACATTAGCAGATACCGTCTTAGCAAAGGACTCTCCGCTGTAATACTTGAGAGCCGATGTATCGACTGCCAGCTTCATATTCGGAGTGATATTCGTAAACGAGTCAGCCCAACTGTTTACAATTCGTTTAGTAGTGTTACCAAGCTGAGAAAATCCGTTATTGAAGCCCTCAACGGAATATCCAGCCATTTCAAAGAACACCTTAGACGGAGAATTGATACCGAGCTTATCTTTGAACCACTCGATAATATCAGCACCCCAGCTCTTAATTGTGTTCTTACAGGTAGAGTACAGATTTCCGATACCGTTCTTAAAACCGCTAACTACATCAGAAGCAACGGAATAGAACGAGCTGTAAGAAACTGTACCTGTGAACCAACTCTTAACATTAGAAGCGAAAGTCTGCATATTGGATTTCGCATTGGTATAATAACTACCGATGTAATTTTTGAAACCATTGATTACATCAGAAGCAAATCCGGCGAAAGCACTTGACGAAGCAGTACCGCTAAACCAAGATTTCACATTAGAAGCCCATGTAGTAATAGAACTCTTAGTGTTGGTATATGCAGAGCTAATTTTGTCCTTAAAACCTGTGATAATATTGCTTGCGTAAGTGGAGAACGAAGAACTATTTACACCACCAAACGAGCCATTGGTAAACCAGTCCTTGACCTTAGAAGCCCAAGTAGTGATACTCGACTTCACATTTGTATAGGTCGTGCTGACTTTATCCTTAAAGCCTGTAATGATGTTACTTGCGTATGTAGCAAAGTTCGTCAGATTTACTCCGCCAAAGGAACTACTTGTGAACCATTCCTTAACCTTACTCGCCCAAGTGGTAATCGAGGATTTTACATTGGTGTAGGTCGTACTAACCTTGTTCTTAAATCCCTCAATCGTGTTGTTTGCAAAGGTAGAGAAAGTAGTCCAGTTAATACCGCCGAAAGAGGAGCTGGTAAACCAGTCCTTGACCTTAGAAGCCCAAGTAGTGATACTGTTCTTCGTGTTGGTGTATGCTGTGCTTACCTTATCCTTGAAACCGCTGATAATATTTCCACCGATTTCCTTGAAATGCTCAACGATACCCTTACCGTCTTCGCCCTTAACAAACCACTCGACAACGCTACCAGCCCATTCCTTGACTGTCGCCATCATATCAGTAAAACTCTTGATACCCGACAACAGACCAGCTACAATGTCCTCGCCAATAGCGATAAACACTTTGGACGGAGAAGCGATACCGAGAGCGTCCTTGAAGCCCTGTACGAAACCGTCTACGAAATCGGTAATAGCTTTCCAAATGGACTGTAAGCCCTCCCAAATTCCGTCTATGATTGCCTTACCAATATCAACAATCCAATTCTTAGCCGAAACAAACGCATTGTAGATTTTCTGAGGTAGTTCTTTGAAGAAAGCACCTACCTTTTCGACTACCGATGGGATAGTCTCAGTAAAGAATTTTGGAAGTGTAACGGTAAAGAATGTTTTGAAAGCACTCTTAATTCCGTTCCACATTTTGTTAAACCAGTTCGGGATAGAAACGGTTATAAATTCAACTGCGTCTTTCCACGCATTACCGAACCATTGTCCTATGTCGTAGCCGAGACCTTTCCAGTCGTAGTCCTGTATAGGTTGCCACAAATCATCGAACCAGTCCGAAATCTTACCCGGCAGAGACTTAAAGAATTTGCCGAGTTCTTTTGGTACATTCGAGAGCCATTTCGTGAACTTATCCCACAATCCGGGAACAGTTACAGTAAAGAAATTGCTCAAGAAATCGGTTATGGTCTCCCAATTTTGAACGATAAGGATAATACCGTCAGTAATGAGACCAACAGCGAGACCGATTAAAGCACCGATACCAGCACCTATCGGACCTCCGCAAGCACCGATAATTGCACCGATACCAGCTCCGGCGGCAGTAGCACCAGCACCAATCAACGCACCATTAAGCCAATCAAGACCTTTTGTGATTGCGTCATAGATACCAACACCGAAAGCCGGGAGACCAGCAACGATAGCAGCAATACCGCCACCTAAGATAGCACTACCCAACGCTTGACCGATTAAAGCACCACCAGCAACAGTCAGACCGCCACCACCGACAATCTGAATGAAATTATCGCTGTTCAGCTCGTTCATAATAGCGTCAATGATACCCGACCATTCGAGCGTGATACCTGTTACAGCAAGTGCCACACCGACAGAAATCATTAACGGTTTATCAAGACCTAACTTTTTAAGGTTAGCCATATAAGCGAGACCGTCCAGTACACCCTTAGAGATTTTCCAAGCGGCAAGACCGAGAGCGATAGCACCTACGGTTGTGAGTATTCTTCCTAACCTTGTATGGAAGAACTCGCCCCAAGTGTCGATTTCCTCTGTGAGTCCAAGCCATTCTTTCATTTTCTCTAAGATTTCCTGTACCTTGCTGTTTACAGCGTCTCCGAGGAAATCATAAGTAGGTAACTCGAAACCGAGACCGCCAGCTCCACCAGCACCACCCGAACCGCTACCACCATCGGAGCTATCCGGGGAGATAATGTTAAGCTCGTCAATACCAAGTAAATTCTGCTTTACCTTTTTTGCTTCGTTTGCCGCATTACCGAGACTGTCTTCAATGTCAGAAGCACCACCAGCGGCAGTAGTTAAGCCGCCATAGTCGACTTCCGGCAGAGCAAAACCGAAAAGGTTTGCGATTGCGTCAGCCACCAAACGGAGAGCTTTCGCAAGAGCGATAGCATAAGGGAGTACCGCATTAAGTACCGGGATAAAGATGTTACCTAACGCTCTCGCACATTGAGTAACCTGTGCCTTGAGAACTCGAAGCTGGTTAGCCGGAGCGTTAAGAGTACGAGCCATATCGCCTTGAGCCGATGTTACCTGTGTCATAATTGCGTAGTATCTCAACTCAGCTTTTTCAGCCTGTGTCATAAGGTTTACGCTTTTCTGAATACCAAGGTTCAACGCTTCTTGCTGTAATCTTGCAACAGAGAGGTCGAAACCGAGTCTACGGAGAGGTTCAAGTTCGCCGGAAATACCCGACTGTAACTTTTGGAACGAGTCCTCGAAACTGATATTAAAGAAAGAGGAGAGGTCGTAACCGAGCTGAGTTAAGTTCTGACTCATTGTGTAAGCTCTATCGCTCACAACACCGAAGCCAGTAGCAAGAGTCATAAAGATACCTTGATTACGCATCCACTCGCCGGGGTCAATACCCATAATGTCAGCTACCGTTTCAGCGTATTTCTGTGCCTGTGCCGCATACTCTCCCATAGATACGGTAAACAGGTTCAAATTTTCAATGTACGAGTTGGACTCGGTTATCCAGCTTGCAATTACTGTCGCAATTCGTCTGAGTGCTACATACGCAACACCAATCTTAGCCGCAAGGTTTACATAGCTCTTAGAAGCTGTGTTATTTGCAGAAGCCAAATTATTTGTGTTGGTAATCAGACTCCTAAGCCTACTCGGTAGAGCCGACAGACCATTGGAAATAGCCTGTAACTGCGTAGCAAGAGGAGCGAAAGCATTTGCCAACTGCTGAATTTGAGAAGCCAGCGTACCTATATTTACGGATTGGAGAGCTTGCATTACTTGAGGTAATTTCTGCAACTGCGTAACAAACGAGGTAAGGTTGTTTTTACCCATACTCGACAGCGGAGACAGAGCAGAAACAAGCTCTCTTATCCTTGTACTAAATCCGGCAATATCTACCGTATTGAGAGACTGTACTACTTGAGGGAGTCTCTGCAACTGTGAAATAAAACTGTTCAAATTTGCCTTGCCGATACTCGCAAGAGGGGTAAGAGCGTTTGCAAGCGAAGTGAGAGCAGAGAAATTTGTACCACTCAGCGATTGAACAGCGTTACCGATATTTGTAATCTGTGTCGCAAGCGAAGACGAGAGTTTCACACCGCTACAAGCCGATAAGGTCTTGATACCCTGTGCGAGTTTATTCAGCGTCTCCGTATTTGCGGCGGTAACTTTACCGAGGGCAGAGTTAAGGGTAGTGAGCTGTTTGGAAAGTGTACCAAGACCGGCACCACCCTTAACCGCTGTTTTCAACTTTTCCAAAGAAGAAGCAAGAGCGTCTATACCACTTGTAGCCGAAGAAGCACTCGATTGTACATCAATCTCCAACTGTTCAACTGTAATTGCGTCAGACATATTTCTCACTTCCTTTCAAACTTTTTATTGTTGCGTATCATAAAGCCCTCCATTAACTTCTTGCCCTTATCAAATACGGTCTTAGCCTGTTCTTCTTTCTTCAACTCAGCCTGTTTCTCAGTAATAGAGTAAGGTTCTGTCGGATAAGGAATAGGTTTAGAGCCTTTTTTCGCAAAAGCGTGAAGTACAGGAGATACTCGGCACAGAGCGTCATAAATGTACGCACCCTGTAACCACATCTCTTGGTTTTTACGATTAGTTCTGAGTTCTTCCGCTTTACGATAAGGGACTACGAGTGTGCTGTCCCTGTCCCAATACTGCTCCTCAGTCATACCGAGAGACAGGTAATACGGAAATAGCTCATTAAATTTCTCTGTGTAAGTTTTGAGGGGAGTAGTGGCAGAATTACCACCACTCCCCTCAGTGGAGGACAGCAAATCACTTACCAAGTTGCTGTCCAGTCCAAGTTTCCCTTGTCTTCTTCGGGTTCTTCAACGAGAGTCAAAATCGGTTCGTTGTACATTTCAGCCAGCTTGCCGATTAAGTCCTCTTTCTTGGTAAGTTTGGAAAAGATTGTATCAATTACATCGGGTTTCACATATCTGTGATGTGCAAGGAACGCACCAGCGAAAAGAGCCGGGAGAGTAGTCATAGGCTTATCGGTAATATCAGAAGCGATAAAACCTTTTCTCTCCATTTCCGCTACGGTTCTACGAGTGAACTCAAGCGTGTAGTCCTTGCCATCATAATTAAAAGTCAACTGTTTACTCATTGTTTTTGTCCTCCATTATTTGAATTGATTAAGCGGTTTCGTCCATTTCGATAGGTGTAGACGGAGCGATAGTAACTTTCATATCGACAACCTCATTTACACCGCTACCGACAGGATAAGCGGAAAGCTGACCCTTGAACTTAAACTTACCGTCAGAGCCAGTAGGTGTAAGTACACCAGCTTCTTCCGTACCACCGAACCACACAGCGTATTCCTCCTCTTTGCCCTCAAGAGCTTTAAGAGAGGTATAATCGTCCTTAGTGTAGTTCGCTGTGAAAGCGAGAGCGTCCAAAGACTGAATACCCGGAATATAGGTCTGCATTTTGTCAGAGAGGGTCGTAGTCTCAAGCATTTCGGGTTCGCCGCCCAAATCCGGGAAGTCCTTAATGTCAATGAGCTTCGCCCAAGTAGTGTCAGTTTTCTTCATAAGAAAAATCTTGTATGTGCTAATAGCCATTGTTATTTACCTCCTATAAATGGTTTTGTTTTTTGAAACGACTGCTCGGTATCGTCCGAGCATACGATAAATCGTAGGTTCGTCTTGATTAGGTACAGGTTCGAGCATTATCCTCGTGAAATTCAGCTCCGAGAGCAATTCATCAATAAATGCTACAATTTCCTTGCACTCTGTTTTTCTCCCCTTTGACTTGTTTGAGTAGACATTCAGCTCGTAAGAAATAGCCGCATGATTTTCTCTACCACTCGTGGTCTGTGAATTACGGTACACCGCATTATCCACTTCAACGAGAGACACACAAGGGAAAGAGGAGGGAGTTTTAACATACTCGCCTGTGATATAGATAGATGTGTATTTCTCACGAACTTTCGCCGCTATGAAATCAAACACATCTGTTTCAACATCAATCATTGAAATACCTCCCTTGCAATCTCGGCAATCTCGCTACATACCGTACTCACAGCTCTATACATTGGCATAGTAGCCGGAGTACCATGTGTGAGCTTCAATTCTCCATCTTCGTAGTAGCCCCAAGTCTGCTTTTTACCCATTCCTTTACCGTAGCCGCCTATTGTAAATCCGAGTTCCGAGCCTTTAGGGTGGGGAGAAGCCCCAGCAGAGCCATTGTGGAAAACACCAGCACCAAATTCGACCCATATAGCGTCCTCGCCAGCGGCAATTACAACGGACACATTATCTCTGTTATCCAACGACACATTAACCTGTGCGGTTTTCTTGCCGCCTTTTAACAAATCGTCCACAACTGCCCCGGAGAAACCACTACGAACTTCATTCTCAATCCGTTCCGCAATCTTTACTCTGAGGAGTACCGTCTTGCGTATGATTTCCTTTTTGTACTGTTCCAGCTCCTTAATAGCCCTGTCTATTTCTTTCTCCGACAATCCGAAGCTGATTACTTTCTTAGCCACTCACGCTTACCTTGCTTATCGCAATCGACACACCGTTGAGACTCTTTGCGACTTTCTTTACAATGTAGTCATAAGGAGTAGTAACCTGTCCCTCCTCATTAACCACCAAAGTACCGTCCTCATTGAGTTCGGGGGTAGTATCGACCCAAAGTACGGAGTATTCATCAATCGGAGGAGCGTCATTATCGAATACGATAACTTTGTCGTAAGACTCGTTCTCTCCAAATTGACGAGTTTGTGTTTCTCCCTTTGCGGCTGAGATATTTGCTTTGTGGCTTATCGGATTGCCATAGATAACTTCATATTCGCCAGTAACATTTCCGTAATCGTCTTTGATAGGTTGCTTTTCCACATACAACGCATAGTAGAAATCAACCTTGTTTCGCTCCATACACTTCATCACAACACCCCACAATGCGGAGTAATCGCTTTCAGCATTGAAGCCGGAACATCTGCACTTTCGTACTGTCTTGCAATACCATTTTCGCTGTGTGAGGTTTGTCCCTCAGCCCCTCGTTTGTTAAGCAAGTAAGCGGCGATTTCAAGTTGCAGATATTCATACTTTGTAGGAACTTCCGTTACATCGGACTTAAATGGAAATGCTCTGTCAATAATCTTTGACCCGGCGATATTGAGGTAAGTGGATAACACTTCGTCAGTATCAGAGCCACCGACCATAGCCTTTAGAGCTACGAGTTTTTCTTCTTTCGTCATGTTATCCAACCTCCCTTACTTATTCCTCCGGGTTCTGAGGAGCGTTGCCACCCTCATTTACACCGTTTTCGTTGTTCTGAGGAGCGTTGCCACCCTCGGCATTACCGCCCTCATTGGTCTGCTGAGGAGTCTGAGGAGCGTCTTCCTTAACTTCCACGATATAGACCTTACGGTTTGCGTTAGTTCCCTTAGCAAGCTCCTTGATACGCTTGTCGCTTGCCTTTGCTCCCTTTACAGGGAAAGTGTCGCCGACCTTATACAAATGATTGTCGTTCTGACTGTCGAAAAATGCTCTTACAACCTTATACATAGTCCGTTACCTCCTTAGATAGTGTCAGTTACATCAATAACTGCGATACCGTCAAGATACTCTGCAAAGAGGGTCATACCCATAAGAGCGAAAGACTCAGATACAGCAGTATTGTAGTTACCCTGTGTATGGAAACCGATAAGACGAGTCTGACCAGCAGTTCTATACACAAGACCAGCCTTAGCGAAATCACTATCGGACGGGTCAACATAGTAAAGAGCGATATTCTCAACAGGAGTTGCAATTACACGACCTCTTGCGATTTCTTCATCAGAAAGAACGAACACAGTAGAATAGCCCATGAAGTTCTTAATGTAGTTGAAACCAAATTCGGACTGAATAGTAACCTCCTTGTCGCCGAGGTAATCGTAAAGGTCAAGCACATTCACGAAAGCAACAACCTTAGTTGCGGTACGGTGCATTTGCTTGAACTTATTGATTACATTACCCTTAGCCATAGCCAAGGCTCTCTGCCAAGTGGACTCGTTGCTCTTGAGAGAACCAGTATTAAGGTAAGTGTAGAAACGACCAGTTACATTGTCCTGTAATTCAAACAGGAAAGCGTCGTCAGTCATACCAACTGCAACATCGTAACCATGTTCCTTAATTGCTTCGATGGAAACTGCCTTAGCGTACTTCTCGATAGTCATTTCATCATAAGGAATTTCTTCGATAGTAGCCTTGCTGTAAGGGATTTCCTCGCCCTCACCAACAGCTCCATTCTGCAATACCATAGTAGCTTTCTTGGACTTCAACACAGCACCGGGAGTCTTACGGATAGGACGCATAATACCCATGATTTCACGCAAATGCTCCCAGTTCTTAGCAAAACGAGTTACGAAGTCAATTTCTCTTGCGGTTACGGCAATAGCCGCCGCATTAGTCAAATTTTCCTTTGCCATAATTCATTACTCCTTTTCAAATAAATCAATGTTTGCGGCAATAGCGGTCTGTCGCTCAACCGGGTCGGTAATCTTCATAATGTCTTCCATAGACATTCCTTTTCCACTACCGCCTGTGGGTTTTGGGGTATCGTTAAGAACATCTTCTCGGATTTTCTTCTCAACCGCTTCTTGGTGTTTCTTCTGATTAGCGAAAACCTTTTCAAAGTCTCCCTCAGCCATAGCAACTGCGGTTTCCTCTGCGAGAGCGTCTTCGTAACCAAGAGCAAGGAACTTAGCCTTGTTTTCCGAGATTGTAACTTTCTTCAAGAGAGCGTCATAATTCTTCTGAAGCTCCTCCTGTTTCTCAGCGTCTTCCTTAGCCTTGATTTCATCGGCAGTCATTTTTTCTCTCAACTGCTTCTTATAATCTGCGGCTTCGGAATTGCTCTTAGAGAGTGCGGCTTTCAATCTCTCAATTTCAGCCGACCCATCGGTAGGCAACTCGATTTTTGCGAGTGCGGTTTCAATTTCTTCGACAGTCATACCCTCTTTGTATGCGTCTTTTAGTAAATCCTTAATGTTCATAGTAACCTCCTTACGATTTAAGTCTTTCCTGACTGTGTTTTCCGTTTTTAAGACTTGTCCTGTCTTTTGCGTTTTTATAACTTCCCTGTTATATGAAAAGCGTTACGCTTTATCATTTCTCAATTTGTTCGCCAGCTCCGGGAGTAGGAGGGTTCTGTTTCTGAGCCAACTCCATTTCCTTAGCCGCCTGTTCCTCGTGATACTTCATACTCATTTGATAAGCGTTTTCCGGGTCGGAGAACATACCACAACCAGTAAAAGCAAGACGAGGGTGGATTTTGTTGTTCTTCAACATAGTGTCGAGAACTTGACTCTTGCTCTGAATATTGTCGTAATTTCGTCTCGTGAATTTCATATCAATATCACGCATACGAAGTTTGTACAATTCATCACTCAAGCCCTGTGTATCTTTGATAATGCGAAGAATGAGCTTCAATACTTCCTGTTCGGACTCTTTGAACATCAACTCGCTATCCTTAGCCCTCGCTTCTGCGAGAGACCAACCATCACGAAGCAATACCGCCGCCCCGGTATCGGAGGTAGAAGAACCACCGTTACGGTTTGGCATACCGCAAATTGTGAGAATGGCATTGTAAACATCGTCTTTCGTAATCTGAGTCTGACCTTGATTGAGTTCGTTACTTACCATATCCACATCTGCATTTGCACCCTCAACGGACTTAACCTTGATTGCTCCGAGTTGGAGAAATGCTTTGTATTCCTCCTCGGTAATATCACAGTTAATAAACTTCATAAATGCTTGAATAAACTGCTCAATACCGTCCATACGGTTAGAGGAAATGTTGTTAAGTTCATCGAGAAGGTCAAGCACAATTTCAAACGCTCCAAGACGAGCGTTGTTAGCCGGATATTCAAAAATCGGTATCATACCGAGAGCGTGAGACTTGCTCTCAATGATTTTTCCGTCTTTGATTTTCCAGTAATGATTTTTCGTGTAAACCGAGTGAGTATTGATACCCTTTTTATCTGTGGAATACTTAACAGCGAATACAGGCTTATTGCCTACATCGGTGGAGTAGACCACGAATGTATCACGAGGGTCGAGAGAGAAGATTTCAAACGGAGCGTCGTCTTCGTTCTTAATCTTGTCCGGCAGTACCAGTCGATAAGCTGTACCACAAATCATTTGCCATTCAACGATTTTCTTATCTTGAGAAGCCTTATTCTCGCTGAACATCATTTCGTTAAGCTCGGCAATCGCTTTCGATACACCCTCGTTACTGTTTCTACCTACATATTGGATAGGTTCGCCGCAAAGGTAGCCAACTTTGAAAGAGACTATCTCATTAGCCCTGTTTTCCACAATTTTGTTGCAGATTTCGGGACGAACAGTTTTAGTGCGTTCCAAAATAGGCTGTTTACCTCGATAGTAGTTCCACAAATACTCAATCTTCGTTCTGTTGATAAGGTGGTCTGTCATAGCGAGGTTGAGTTCGTCTAAGATATTGCTATCTGTGATTTTCTCAGCGTCCGTAGTAATCATATTGCGACCAAACATTTCCATAACGCTCATATCTTCGTCCCTCCTTTCTCTATGAAATGCAAAATGGCACATGATTGTAGGAAATCTCTGTTTCCTAATCACAATCATGTGCCACTTAAATAACTATACAATTTTACCTTTATCATTATATCACAGAAATTCGCAAAAATCAAGTTCTAATTCTTCTTTTTAGAATTTTCTGTGGATAATTTTGTGGAAAATGTGAATAAATCAGAATGGACGCTTAAATATTTCGATTTTTTGTCCTGTCAACGACTGTGCGTATTCTGCCAACATAGCCATACCATCGGGGACATCATCGTGTTTATTCTTACCAGCGACAGTATAGGAACATAACATATCCATCATTTTTCCGTAATCACTCTTGCGAGTGTAGAGAGAGGAGTCCTTGAAAAGACAATGCTCTTTGACCCAAGCACTATTGACAATAATCTTGGTCTCTTTATTGGCAGTAGTGAACTTGGTCGTAATATGAGTGATACCGCCTTTTTTCTTCACTTCCTCCTGTATTTTTTCAGCGACTCGTCTTCCGGCTGAGTTGGACTCGAAGCGGCAGAGCTTGACTTTATCTCTGACGAGAATATCCACCAATCGAGCGTCTACAATATTCGGGAGACCATTATCACAGACACAATCATCAATGTAATAGTCTTGACCGAACACATACGCAACCGGGAGGAAAGCGTAGTCCGTACCCTTATCCTTTGTATCACAGATACCGATAATTGCGTCCGGGTTATCCGATGGGAGTTCAAAATATCGTCTCAGCTCGTCTTGGGAGTAGACAAGACCCTCACGCTCAATCGGTTCATTCATATACAGAGCTTTCCAGCTTGCTTCGTCCATAATGTTTCTTTGCTCGTGATAGAACTTCGTACTAAATCCCACACCATAAGCATAATCGAAATTGGACTCGTCATTTTCATCGAGAGCCGGGATAACGATAAACTTTGCCCTGTCGCTGTCAATGTACTCACGCTCAAGCCTACCTATAACATCGTGAACAGACCAGCGTGTAGCAATATGAAGCTCTTTGCAGACATTACCGATTTTACGCTGTCTAAGGTCGGTGGTGTAAGTTTCCCATAGCTTATCCAGTCGTTCTTTCGAGAGAGCTACTTCGATACCCGATACCAAGTCATCACAATAGAGGAGGTCGGCGGCACGATATAGACCAGCGTTACCAGTACCGATAGATGTAAATTCAAGCGTCTCAAAACGCTGTCTCTTATCAATGTCAATACGACAATCCTTAGCGTTGGTATTTGATACCGAAATCCCCGGAAATACATCAGCCCATAGATAATCTCCATTAGGGTCTAATATTCTCAGACATTCATCGTACACTCCTCGTACAAAACTGTTAGAGTGAGAGCCTGTCAATTTCGGGTCGTTTGGTCGCTTACCACCGAGCCAAGTTAGATAGAAAATAGCGAGAGTAGTTTTGCCGCTACCGGGAGGGAGAGATACACCAAGCAAATCAAGTTTATCGTCTGCAAGCTCCTGTAAAGCGTCCACGACCTGTTTCAATACTCGTCTGCGTGGAGGGTAAAACTTTTTATCGGGTTCTCTGTTCCACTCCACATACAGAAGATAACTGTCGAAATCGAATGGGGCGGCGGCAAGCAATACTCGCTTGTGAAGATTGAATACCTCGTGAAGCTGTCTCTCGTTAAGAGAGGGATTTCGGATTGCCCTTTCGCACTCAGCGGAGAGCAATTTCAGATATTTTACAGCAAGGGGATTGTCTGTTTTCATCGTCTCCTTGCACATATAGTATAAGTCCTCGTATGTTTGAAAAGAGTAAGAGGTCTTTTTTATTTTTTCGAGAATTTTTCCAAGTAACTGTTCCATTGTACCTCCTGTAAATAAAAAGAGTGCATGATTGAGAGGTCAATACCTCGTGCAATCATGCACCCATTGTTATTCTTCCGCTTGCCATACGAAATCTCCGTTGGAACTTCGGAGACTTACAACTTCTTCGCCTTGACAGTAGAAGAAACAAATATGTTCCATATCAATCCAAACTTTGAACCTCCTACCATAAGCCCAATCGTCTGTCTGCTCAAGATTATAGGCTTGAGAGAGGGAGTAGTCAATCTCTCCAAGTACATATTTCATACTCTGAGCCAGCTCTACCGAAATATCGTTATCCTCAGCAAATTGTTCAACTTCGGAAAGCTCTTTTTTAGACGGAAAACTGGTAGTAGGTTCTTCTGTTTGTATTTCTGAGGTATTCTCAACCTCAGACTCGGACGAAATCGGCTGTTTATCATCGGTTGGTATGGTCGGAGAGACATTATCAATGTCAACTAAGAGACATACTGCAAAGCATACGCAACATACACCGAAGATAACGAGCCATTTCTTGTACGATTTCTTCCGTATCGCCTGTACAATCGTAATTATCAGAGCGACAGGAGCTAAAAATAGGGTAATAACACCGAAAAATGCTATCATAAAACCTCCTTGAAGTAGTAAAAGTAGTTGTTCTTCTGATTTTCCCAAGACTTTCGCCTTATATGCGTGTATATAGTCAAAGTTACCGCAAAAACCGATTTTCTACTACTTTAACTACTTGTCTTGCGAATATTATACTGTTTACATCTGCGAAAGAAAGTGGAGGAGGACATACCCGACTCCGAAATTGCGTCTTTTAGAGCAAGTTTTCCCTCAGACCACGCTTTAGCAACAACAAAGAACCTGTCCGGGACAGGAGTAGGCTTTCTGCCTTTGTATTTCCCCTCGGATTTTGCGATTTCAATACCCTCACGCTGACGCTCCAAGATATTTTCACGCTCAAGCTCCGAGAGTGCGGCGAAAACCGTCAGCATAAATCGCCCTTGTGGAGTGGTCGTATCGACTTTCTCCTTATCAGACACAAGATTTATCCCTCTTTCTGTCAAAAGTGAGACAGTAGAGAGGAGGTCTCGTGTGCTTCGGGACAATCTCGAAAAGGACTCCACATACAGGGTATCTCCCTCACGAAGAAACGAGAGCATTTCCTTGAATTGTGGTCTGCTGGTATCTTTTCCGCTGATTTTCTCAGAGAACACCTTTTCCACACCAAGAGATTTCATCAGTTCGTTTTGTCTTGCCGGATTTTGGTCTAAAGTGCTTACTCGTACATAACCGACCCTCATGTACTACCTCCTTATTCCTTTTTCACATAGGTAAGCTCAATGTCATAACCAAGAGACTCCATCATTTCAACAAAGGTCTTATTCACGAGACTTTCCTTACGCTTGATAAGGCGATTGACATACTGACCTGTTGTGCCGATGGACTCAGCAAGGTTCTGTTGTGTCTTACCCTGTTCGAGACACTTAACCTTTACATCGAGTTCGATATTATTCAATACTGCCATTTATGATTACCTCCGTTACTATTGTTTGTAGGATAAGTATAGCATAGGAGAAGATAAAAGTCAATACAAATAAGATAATAAATAGTCCTTTTTATTACTTTTTATATTTTGGGGATATTTAACGCACTCCCTCCCCCGGCTGGCTGTTTTATATATCCCCCTCCGGGGGATTGGTTGAAAAGCTCCGGGACAGGCTCAAAACAACGCTATCATTTAACCCATTTACAAATTGATAGCACTATCAAAACACGAAAAGCAACCCAAACGACAGCACAAAACAACGCTATCATTTGGATATACCCAAAACGGACGACCAACAAAAGAAAGCCGCCCACGATGGGACAGCAAACAAGCCGCACAAACTCCACCGGGGGACGCTCCACAAGGACAAAAGAAAAGCCCCGGTACAATCGCCGGAGCTGTCTATATTTTATTTATTCATTTTTACACATTCCGCAAGAATGAAAAGCGGCAACAACAAAATACAAATCAATAAAAACATTCTTTCTATACCTCCTATATTTAGATTACAATAAAACGCTTGTAGCTGGTTTCTTTGCTATACGCTGTGAAAATATCTGGCTTGTCTTTCTTTAGTGCGGAACTATCCAAGCGGCAAGAAACAACGGTTTTATTTGTGGCTTTTGTTGCTCCCTCTGTCATTGTCTCAGCGTCTCCCATAATGGCAAGAATTGAGCTTTTTAATTCCTCATTAAGTGCGGTTAATTCCTCAATTAAACGCTTGTTTTCTCTGTACTCTGTGCATAATGTTTCAAATTTTCCCATCGTTCAAACCTCCATATATTTATAATTATATTGTTTTACTGTGCCAAGTGTGGCGGCTGTCGGTTCTTCGCCTGTGAACCTGTCCACATATTCAACCGGGATATAAAAAGCGGTATAGCGTCCGGTTTCGGAGCTTGTACAATTATAAAATTCAAAAGAATTTATCAAATTATCAAAATCGTTTTTAACTCCGATTTCGTCCGCTGTGAATTGTTCCCGGTTCTTTCTATTTAGTACCGTTTCGGGGTGGTATGGTTTACCCGGTCTTAAATTTACCGGACAGGCGACCACCGAAAGCCCATTTATATAGGCTTTTCGGGCTGTGGTTTTGTCGATACGCTCAAAATTAAAACCGTTTTCGGTGTAGTTGTATTTTCTCATTGTGCTAACCTCCTTAAAAATCAATTTTTGCGAAGCGTTCCGGGGTTCTTATTGTTTCGTAGTAATAGCCGCCATCGTACAAATTAGCAACCCTTTGTTTTTTGCTTTCTCTGTGAATTTGTGAGGGTTTCGCCTGTACCAACATATTAAAAATAAGGTTTGCGGCTTCGACCACATCGGAATAACTGCAATCACATCTAAAGAAACAATCAAACAACCATTCTTTTTTATCTTCCGTTAAATAGGTATCACGAGAATAACGACCATCTTTTACAGGGGTTTTGTGATAGTAAAATTCAAAAAATGGGTTATCGTCTACTTGATAGTAATAATAAAAACCATCATAGACGAAATTTATATAACTGGTATGTGTTACCGTTATCGGGTCATTATTTACCTTTTCGAGTGCTTCGAGCTTTTTGCTATATTCTTTAATTGCGGCGGCTCTTGCTTCGTTGTGGCTGGTTTTCTCCAACTCTGTAAAGCGTTCTATTTTTTCTTTGTATTCTCTTTTTGCACTGTCTGCGGTTCGATTGCTAATAATCGCATTTTTAAGCGGTTTAACTTTACCGCCGTTATTGATTACGATTTTTGCTAATTCGGTTAAAATTCGGGAAGCGTTGTACTCCCATGTTGCCGGGTATAATCTTTGATTTTCTTGTGTAATAAACATATTGTTTACCTCCTAAAATTTATTTGTTTATCGGTTTTGTGTTATTTCTTATCTTGTTTATATTATAATTCGTAAATTGCGAATTGTCAACCCCTTTTCGATAAAAAATAGCACAAAAAAGATAAATTTTTATTTTTAGCGTGTTAATACCTATATAATAAGGAAAGAACCCGGACAGGCTCACAAGCTCCACGACTCCGGGACATTTCGCTTTATTGCGGTAAAGTGTTAATAGAACCATCGGAAATCGTGAATTTTTCCACCAAAAACGAGCATAGAAAAACCACCCTCAGCACACCCGGAAATCCGAGTGCGTGAGAGTGGCTGAAAGTTGATAGTCGATAGTCGAAAGTCGTTAGTCGTTGGAGTCGGTAGAGTCGATAAGGTATCGGCTACGAATATCCTCAGCGTTATAGTCGTTGTCTTGCTGAGAGTTGGGTGTAAGTACATACTCGGTCTTGTCTTGATAACCGTAGTTGTTCTTACCGAGGAAGATACCAGTAACAGGGTTGAGCTTACCGTTTTGCATATAATCTTCCCATAAACTTTCGAGAATTTTGTAAGCCTTTTTTATAGAGTTCGCTACCTCCGGCGGCAACGCTGACTTATAACCAGCTCCACCAGTAGGTCTATCATTTACAATAGCCCATAAGTTAGTCCTACTCATTCCGTTCAATGCCATAGCCAATCCCGATACCGTAGGCTTGCTATCACATTGAGCCATATACTCAAAATAATGCTCAATACGCTCCTGTACCTGTTCTACATTATGCAAATCAATATCGGGTAAGTTCATCAGATACATATTCTTTCGGAGATACTTCGCATTGTCTCCCGGCTCAAGCATATACCCATTGTCCCCAATCATCGGGGAATTACCACCCCTCGGCTTTTTCTTAATCACTTGCACATCATTTGTGCTATCTGTTTTCTTAGTCGCCATAGTCTTTTACCTCCGTATAGTTGTAGTCTGTCCTCCACAACCTCTGAGAGTCCTCTTTTATTCTGCTTATTCTTATTGGAGTAGTAAAAGTAGTTAAAAATCAGTTTTTGCGTATAACTTTTACTATAAGGGATTTTTCTATATAGAGGAAGTTACACGCAAAACCTTAAAAACAACTACTTTTACTACTTCAAAACACCGAAAAAGATAATCTGTCAATCCTATTAAGACAAGTTGCTCAAAAGTTCGTTATCCGAAAAGGATAAGATTTCGTACCAGCTTTCCCATCGTCCCCGAAAGTCGCTTATAAGGCGAAAAGTCGAAAAGATTATTTTTCAATCCTTTTCGTGTTAGCGTCCTAATGTCGTTTTTGATTGTTTTTCAATCCTTTTCGGATAATTCAATACCGAGAGATTTCAGTACATTCTTCATTACTCGAATGAAAATCTCAGCGTGTTCCTCGGTATAATTTACCTGTAAGTCGTTGTATGCCGGAACAAGTTTAGCGTCCAACATAAACAGTCGTAGAAACTCGTGTTGCTCTGCGGTCTCTTTGTATTTCGTGAAAGCGTCCCAATAACGATTTACTTCTTCCATATCAGTACCTCTTTCTTGCTTCGCTGAGACTCGCCATATTACGAGCCGCCAAGTCAGAGTAGAAGTCCTCGTTTGCGTCTGTTACCTTATAACAAGGACGATTACCGAAGCACACAATGTAAGTGTTCGTTGTAAGCTCGTGTACAACAGTCGTGTACTCCTTTGTCATAGCACACCCACCGACAGCCGGAGAGCCATCGGGAGCGAGGTCAAACCCCGGTACAGGTACTTCCCCCCAAGTCTGAGGGAACACAATCACATCGAAGTCGGGTCTGCGTTTGTCGAGCTTCTTCATAAATTCCTCGTCAGCGGCGAGGAGCTGTTTTACTTTATACTCTACGAGTTCCAAGTTGGGATAAATTGCGTACATCGGTTATACCTCCTTATTCGCTTGCCTTAAAGTTGTAGATAGGCTTGATAATCTTTTCGATTTCAACCGTATCTTGGATATTGGCTACAATTTCTTCGATAGGCTTATATACCATCGGGCTTTCGTCAATAGTGGACTGACCTACGGAAGTCGTATAGATACCTTTCATAGACTCCTCGAACTCAGCAAGAGAGACAACCTCTTTTGCCTTGCTTCTGCTCATAATACGACCAGCACCATGCGGAGCTGAACAGTTCCAGTCCTCGTTACCTTTACCGATACCAATAATACAACCGTCTCGCATATTGATAGGGATAAGGAGTCTTTCGCCAGCCTTAGCAGAAATAGCACCCTTGCGTACCATATTCGTACCGAACTCAATGTAGTTATGGATAGTCTCGAACATCGGAAGACCCCAATATGCAATATCAGCACCGAACAAATTACCTACGATAGCGTTTGCAATCTCGTATCTGTTGATAGCGGCAAAGTGCTGACATATTTCCATATCGTGAAGATAGTCCTCACGATACTTCCCGGTAAGATAACAGAGTTCTTTCGGAATACCGAGAGGGTTAGGGTTGAACTTACGATGAAGCTCCTTGATTGCCTTTTGGATTTCATTCTTACGACCTTGAGCCTTGTACTCAGCAATCAATTTTTCTTGCATAGCGTAGAGTTCGTCCTTGCCTTGCATAATCTCGACAGCAAGGTTCTGATAGTAGTCTGCGACCTGTTTACCCAAATTGCGGCTACCGCTATGAATAATCAGATATTTCGTACCCTCGGAGTCGGTGTCGATTTCGATAAAATGATTACCGCCGCCGAGAGTACCAATACTACGCTCAAGTCGCTTTGTGTCCTTGAGTTCTCGGTAACATCTGAGTTCTTGCAATCTATCGAAGCGGACAACCCGACCTTCGTGTACATTTCGACCACTCGGAACAGTCTCACGAATGATATTATCAATCTGAGCAAGGTCGATTTCGATTTTACCAAGCTCGATAGTCAGCATACCGCACCCAATGTCAACACCTACGATGTTCGGGATAACCTTATCGCCCAAGTCGGCGGTAAAACCGATTACACAGCCAGCTCCAGCGTGAACATCGGGCATAATACGAACCTTGCACTCTGAAAAAGCTGGTTGCTTAATCAGCGTGTAAATCTGATTGAGAGCTTCATGTTCAATATTTTCTGTGAAGATTTTAAGATTGCTCATTACAGTACCTCCTTGAGTTTGACTCCCCAATAGATAGCGAAGCCGGAGGAGGTAGACTTTCTATCGAACCATTCCGGGTGTCGCTCCATTTCGGAGTTGAATTTTCTTGCCGAGAGAACATAAGCACCCTCGGATTTCGCCCATAACTTGAAAGCATTGTAGAGGTCTTTCGCTTTGATATTGGACTCCTCGTTGCGTACACATCTGCTCTCAAGAAACTGTAATACAAGGTCGTTGTCTCGCTCGTATTTGCTGACAACCTGTTTCAAATGGTCGGGCATTTCGAGACCTCGTTCCTTATATTTGATATACCCACGCACCAGCCACATAAAGATACCACTCATAGCTTCGATGGAAGTGAGTTCGTCCTTTAAGTGAGTATCCTGTTCTTTCTGCGTAAAGTGTCGGTTGAACTCGATAACCTTGATACGCTCAGAAGCGAACAGAGACTTGTCTGTTACCATAGGTAAGTCGTTACAGGAGAGCCAAAGGGTAAACTGAGGACGGAATGTAATCGCTGACTGATACAAGGCACGAGCTGAGATTTCCTCGCCGCCTGTGAGCTGTTTGATTTTCTCCTCGTCCAGCTTGCCATACTCATTTGACTCGGACATAGTAACGAAACGCTTACCCTTGAGACCAGCGAGAGTAGGGCTTGCCGCTTCTGCGTCTTTCTGTCTGTCGCCACGACAAATCATACCGACAGGGGCTACCTTAGCATAGTCTCCAAGCATATACTCGATAGTGTTGAGCAAGGTCGATTTACCATTTCGGGTAGTTTTACCATGTAGGATAAACATACATTCCTCATTACTCATACCGAGCATGGAGTAGCCGAGAGAGCGTTGTAGGAAATCTGCTTTATCCTTGTCGCCCTGTGTTACCTCGTCAATAAACTGTTCCCAACGCTCACACTTAATGTCTCTACGCACCGTATGACGAAAGCGTGTCTGCATAGTGAGAAAATCGTCCCATCGTGCTTCTCTAAAAGAGAAGTCGGAGAGGTCGTATGTACCGTTGATACAGTTAATCAGATAAGGGTTAGAGTCGAACTCGACAGCGGAAATACGAAGTTCGCCTGTTGCGTCCTTGAGTATTCTGTCTCTCATTCGTCTGTCGCCCATCTTATTTACAAAATTGGTGTAGGCTTTTCTCAAATCATCATCGGTAATCTCGCCACAATAGAGTATCATCAATCGCACGAAATCCTTGATTTTCTCAGATACGAGGATAGCTCCCTCGTCTTTTCGCCACGCACCCTCGAAGTAGGTGTACCACGACTTATGTTCCGCACAGTACCTCGCTTCTTGGTTATAGAGCATACCGAAAAGGTTAGCCATACCCATTTCAGACCACTCGAAGCCGGAGCTGGTCTCGTCTGCTTTTTCCGGGTGGTAGTGCTTAATCATATACATTTTTGCGGACAGGTCTTCGTCCATAATAATTCGCCCGGATTGAAGTTCAAATAATTCTCTGTCTGCTGTTGACATTATTCCACACCCCCGATTGCTTTTGATATTTTCAATAGCTCCTCACGAGCTACCATAATTCTTCGACAAATACTGGTTCTGCTATCCTCGATTGTCAGATTACCGTACCCGGCAACAGGGGGATAGGAGTTACCTTTACATTCTTGCTCATATACTGAAATGGAGGTCTCGACTCCCTCAAGAAGCTCCATTACCATTGTCATTTTTCGGGTCTGCTTTCCCATGTCTTAACCCTCCATTTTCTTCTTGAAATCTGCGGAACTTTCCGCAATAGGCTACCGCCTTACAATATCGTCTGAGTGCATACTTGCACTCGTTGTTATAAGGGCAGAAGCGGCATTTACACCGCTTTCTGCACCTTGTACATTTGTTGTCTATCACATATATTAACCTCGCTTGCGTTTGAGTGCTTTATAAACACCCTTAGAGCGTTGCTCGTACAAATTGTTATCCGCTTGTCGTTGTTTAGAAATAGCTTTCTTCTGTTCCTCCCATAATCTCTTTTCCTCAAGATATTCGGGACATTTGCTATGACAGCCGGAATGTCGTTTAGGAGCAACGCACCCTTTACAACATTTAATTCCCATAATGAGTACCTATTTGTTTGCTTTATAAAATGCTTCTGCGAATTTGCTACTCGTCATACTTCGCCTTGCCGCCTGTTTATTCCAGCCAGTAGGCATTATGTAATTTTCGGGTAGCTCCGGCAATACTCGATTGTTACGAGCCGAGAGTAGCTTTTCTCCCTCTGAAAGCTGATAAGGTTTTTTCTTTGGAATATTGAAATAACCCCAAATGTCAGTTTTCTTTGTGTAACATTCTCCGTATTCATCGGGAGAAAAGGTAAAGAGTGGTCTTCCTAAAAACTGTCTGAGATAACCCATCGGATTTTCTAAAGCCCAAAACTTCAAACTTGAGTCGTTGGACTCTCGACAAAACCATATAATCTCAAGACATTTCTTTACCAGCCGCATACCGCTTGAAAAATCTCTCGGAGTTTTAGCGGTAGTCCTTGCGAGAGAAAACATCGTACAGGTAGGGGCGGCTAAGATACCGTAAACCTCGTCTGCGTTGACTTCCTCTTGCTGTCCTGTGCTTCGGTTAAAGAAGACAATTACTCTCTCTCTCTCTCTCTCTCGACTGTCTCAAAGAGGTCGTAGTGAGGGAGAGTAATAAGTTTCACATCATACCCGGCTTCACGATATGGCTTCGACCACGAGCCAGTACCGCCGCATAGGTCTAAAATTATTTTGCTCATTGTCAGCTCCTCACTTTCGCTTAACTTCGCCCCACGAGGGGGCGAAGATTACAGATTTTTGATTTTGAAAGCGGGGCGAACACCGTTAGCGGAAGAAGCGTGGTAGCAGTACGCATTACCGCCGGCGAGGACATAGGCAAAATAAGAAGCGTATCTCTTGTGCTTATTCTGCAACCAGTACCATTCCCAAGCTCCGTTTTTACCTTGAAATGCGATACGATTTCGTCTTTCCACCATAGGAGCAAACTGTTCTACGGACTC